ATCTTCATCATTTGGGTTTGTATTGCTTGCAGATTGTTGTAATACTTGTACGCCATTTAAAAAAACATCTTTAAGACTTCCTGTATTGTATTCAGTTGATCCTTGACTACCAGTAGCACTTGGAAAGCCCTCAATTTCACCTTCTCCTAATAATTCTACTAAAGTTTGAAATTGTTTTGAAGCAAGAACATCTGAGGGTAAATTCGGATCACTTATACCTATTCCTTCTTGTATTGTTTTAAAATCAAACATTAATTTGTACCCTCTACTTGAACTGTATCAATACCAGAACTAATTACCACTGAACCTGTAAACACCTGTCCATAAATGATCGGAACGCAAACACCACTAAGACTTACGTTCTGGATGCCTGAAAATGAATATGAATTAGCAGCTTGTGGATCAAGAGATCCATCGGATTCAGATGCAGATGCTGAATTTTCAAAAGGTGCTGGGGTCGGAGCTATTAAAGAAGTTACACCTTCAATTGCTAATGTATTAACAGCCGCAGTTGTTAATGTTCCAAGTATTCCTGTAGTTCCGTATTCAGCAGCAATTCCAGCAGCAACCGTTCCAACAGCACCGCCAACTGCTGTAATACCAGAAACTACCGCACTTCCAACAGAGGCAGCAGTTGTAATTGCAGCACCTGCAACAGCAGTAGCAGCACCAACCGCAGCAGTAGCAGCAGAACCGATACCTCCGACAACAGCAGCTACAGCAGGGATTGAACCTGTTGCAATGGGTATGATCTGAATATCACCTCGACCTTTCATTGATAAAAAATCAAGAGAAACATCTATATTGTTCATTTTTACTTTGTAATATTGTTGATTCATATGTGCTTCAACCTCTGGAAAATTACACATTAAAAAACGAATCGCCTCTGCTGGACTTGATACGGCAGCTTCAAAATATGATGAACCAAGAAATTTTCTTAATCTTCCATAAACTTTTATTGTTTTAAGCTGCATACCTGTAAACCCCTCTAAGTGCTTGCTGATAACCTAAATCAAAAGGCTCTCGGCAACTTAATCTTCTTATATTATGATTCAAAATCATATTATCACCAATATAAACTGCAACATGATCTAAATTACCTGAAGTTGATTGAAACAGTAAAACATCACCAACTTGTATATCATCATGTGTTGGTTGTTTTGTAAATCCTGTAATTGGCAACCCTTTTTCAAATAATGGATTTTCTATGAAATCTTTTATTTTTTTTGGTCTATCCCATATTTTTAGATCAATATTTTTTGTTTCTTTATACCAATCATGGATTATTGACCAACAATCATGTACACCCCAAATAAAACTCCTTCCAATAAGTGATGGTGCTTTCCAGCCAGTAGGTTCAAAAGAACACCACTCTTTCATTCTTACACTATAGATATGTGAAGGTAAATCTAAATACTCACAACTTGCTTTATCATTATCAGATGGTTGTGGTGGTCCATAAGGATGTGAATGTACAATACCAATAATTTCTCCTGTATCTTCACATTCTGCCCAATCGTCAGGGTCAATAATAAAATATTCGAATCCAGACTCTGCGATATTTTTACAAGGCCAATAAGTTTCTTTCCCTTTAATTATTGCTAACAAACCACATGATTCTTGTGGCATACATTCTTCAGCATGTTTTGCAGCATCAGTTTTCCAAGTCATTGTTAGATAAATGAACCGACAGAGGGAAAATCTTTTTTTGTTACCTGACGTTTTGGTGCGCGAATACCTTGTAAATCTAAAGCAGAAACGAGTTCAAATTGTACAACTTCTCTAGTTTCGATAGTTTTTCTATCAATAAAATATATTTCTTGTGGCAGTTCTGCTGTGCTATCTGGTGTGCCAAATGGATTTTGATTTGAAGGAAAGTTTGCAGCATCTAAAAATCTGCTAAGTGTTCTGATTCTTACAAATTTTGCTCCTTGAAGATCATTAAATGGTGTTATAGCGTTTACAGTTGACATCAATGCTGTAATTGTTCCAAGTACATTAGAAACAGTTATTGTAGGTCTTGGTAAAGTACCTCTACCAGAATATTCAAACCCTTCTGCTTGTATCGGAAATTTATCATAAGTATTACCTTGCCATATTATTGAGGCATTGCTGTTCATACCAACTCCCGAATGAAACCTTGTCACATCGGTTGAACCATGTAATGCAGATATCAAAGTCAATGTATATAGCTCAATAACAGATTTGTTTGTTAATGCCTGTAGTTCTGCTGTAGGTAATCCCATTACGGTTCAAATACCTCCCTAAAAGTGCAGTTCAATATTGCTCTGTTGTTATATGGTATAGTTTTCGTCCAAGATTGACATACAAATTTACCAGCCCCTGATAATGTTACTGAAACATTACCACTATTTGTTGCACTGGAAGCGGCTGTAACTGTAAATGTATTTTGATCTGCTGCGGTTGCAATCGCAAAATCTCCATCGGTTGCAGATCCTGTAGTGTAGTCAATCGTTACAACATCACCAATCGCAAGGCCATGATTAGTTATGGTTATGGTCACAGTAGTTCCACTTTGCGAATATGTACCTGTTTTTGTAAAGCCCTCTCCTGGAGGTGTAAAAGTAAAACTTGCCTGATCATTTACACGACTTCGCAAAAATCCTTCTATGACATCAGATTGTGTTTCTGAAACATTGAAAGTAAGATCATATACTTTTGGATCTTGAGTAAGCGGAAGGCCAAATAATGCTCTGAACTCATATCCATCACCAAGTCTTGTTGACCTGATTCTTGGTGCGCTTGTTTTTCTCATGCCATAAGTAGGCTGAATAGAAGGAAAAGTTGCCATTTATCTAGAAAG